ATAGGTCATTATTTATAAAACCTTTAATATTTATAATATCAATTGATTTAACAAAATTAAATAATAATAAAAAAATAATAATAATCATTAATAATAATTATTATTATTTAATATTTATATGTTTTTTTTATAATATAATATAATGATGATATATATAATTTTATTACTATTTATAATAGTTATGCTACCATCACATAAAACAATTGAAAATTTTACTATTAATGATGTTGATGTTGGTACTATTAAAAATTTATCTTTATTAGCTGATTCATTAATGAAAGATGGTAAATTAATAATTCCTGGTGGTCTGGAAATTAGTGGTCCATTAAAAATAGGAAATTGGAAAATAGGTGTAGAACAAGACCATTTACGATATAAATATAATGATGTTATGCGTTATTCAATGCATAATCCTACTGCTAAACAATATGGATTTTATGCTGAAGATAGTATAACAAGTAATACAGGTAATATTAAAATTAAAAATTGGAATTTAGATGCTTCAGATGAAGTTCTACGTTATAATTATAATAATAACCAAAATTTTGCAATGGTTGCTGGTCCAGATGGATATTTATATTCTGCAAATAAATTAAATTTAGGAAATACTTCATTAGATCAAGATATATTATTTGATTTAATGAATACACAAATAGGTTATATAAAAATATCAGGTGAATTAGATTGGGGTGAAACCAAAATAAATTTTAAAGTTCCATTTAAAAAAACTATTCCTACTATATATTTTGCCATATACAAATATTCTAATGCAGGTAGTACAAATTGGTCTTCTTATAGACCAGCCATTGATCAAAGTAAAGTATCTCTTAATGGTTTTTTTATAATGGTTGGTCTCACTCTGATTGGAATGGAGAGTCTGGATTTTCTTGGATTGCGATAGTTTCAAAATCACAAATATCAAAAAATTTTTAATTTTTATTTTATATTGTAAATAATAATAATAATCATTAATGATTATTATTATTATTTAATATTTATATATTTTTTTATAATATAATATAATGATGATATATATAATTTTATTACTATTTATAATAGTTATGCTACCATCACATAAAACAATTGAAAATTTTACTATTAATGATGTTGATGTAAGTGCTATTAAAAATTTATCTTTATTAGCTGATTCATTAATGAAAGATGGTAAATTAGAAATTCCTGGTGGTTTAAAATTATCAGGTCCATTAGAAATTGGAGATTGGAAAATATCTAATGATGGTCATTTAAGATTTAATAAAAATGGAACACCTCGTTATACAATGCATAATCCAACAACACAAAATCCAGAATTAAATTATTTCTGGTCTGAAGGTGATATAAAAGCTAAAAATGATATTTCTGCTGTAAACAATATATCTGCTTTATATGGTAATGTATCAATTGGTCCTTGGAAATTAGAAAGTTCAGGCACAGGTGTAGATCGTCATCTACAATATAAATATAATAATGTCCGACGCTATGTAATGCATAATGCTGAAACACCTGCAAGTATTAAATATGGATTCTATTCAGACAATAATATAACATCTGCTGATGGTATAACAGTAGGTGGTGATTTAACAGCAAGTAAAGATATAAAAATAAAAACTAATAATAAACTTTATTTAGGTGATAAAATGTATATGAAAGCAATTAATAATGATCAAATTGAAATTAATAAAGAACCTATTAATGGAGAAAGATTTATGAGATTTAATTTTCCAGAGAATGGTCATGCTAAGTTGCATATTCATAATGCATGGAGTGGTGGTGATTATTCCCTTGGAAGTGGTTAGATATATTTATAAAAACTAATTAAATTTAGTTTTTATAAATTTAATTTTATACTATTTAATCTAAATCTGGTTCTACAGGTGGTTCAGCAGATGTTTCCTTAGACATATTTTTTAGCATTTCACTCATATCTGGCATTCCTCCTGGCATATTCTTAAACATTTCACTCATATCTGGCATCCCTCCCGGCATATTCTTAAACATATCACTCATATCTGGCATTCCTCCTGGCATTCCTCCTGGATTTTCACCATCTGGAGTATTACTTTGAGAAGCCTTAGATAATAATGGCATTAATTTTGATTCAACTTCTTTATATTTTGATTCATATTCTTCTCCTGTATAGTCATTAGATTCTTCTAACCATTTTAATGTTTCTTCTACTGTTGTTTTTACAGTTTCAAAATCATCTCCTAATGATGATGACATTTTGTCAAATGATGATTTAATACTATAACAATAATTTTCTAATTTATTTTTATTTTCCATCTTAACCTTTAATAAATTATCTTCATCTTTAAACTTTTCTGCTTCACTAACCATCCTTTCAATATCTTCTTTACTTAATCTACTTGAATCATTTGTAATTGTAATTTTCTCTGATTTTCCTGATGATTTTTCAACTGCTGATACTTGTAAAATACCATTTGCATCTACATCATAAGTAATTTCAATTTGAGGTGTTCCTCTTTGCATTGGAGGAATTCCTTGTAAATTAAATTCCCCTAACTTATTATTATGTCTTGTTAATTGTCTTTCACCCTCAAATACTTGAATTGTTACACCTGGTTGATTATCTACTGCTGTTGAAAATGTTTGAGTTCTTTTTGTAGGTAATGTAGTTCCTCTAGGAATGATTACTGTCATAACTTCTCCTGATGTTTCAACACCTAATGATAATGGTGATACATCTAATAATACTAATTGATCTAACACATCATCTTTTCCACCTGATAATACGGCTGCTTGTACTGCAGCACCATATGCAATAGCCTCATCTGGATTAATATTTTTACATAAAGTTTTACCATTAAAATATGTTGATAATAATTCTTGAATTTTAGGAATTCTTGTAGAACCACCTACTAATACTACTTCATCTATCTCATTTTTAGATACTTTTGCATCTCTTAATACTTTATCAACTGGTTCTATAGTTGCTTGAAATAAATCCATACATAAACTTTCAAATTTTGCACGACTTAGTGTCATACTTAAATCTATACCATCTTGAACTGAATCTAATTCTAATGTAGTTAATGATACTCCTGATAATGTTCGTTTAGCTGTTTCTGCTATTGTTTTTAATCTTCTCATAGCCCTAACATTTTGACTCAAATCAATTTTATGTTTCTTCTTAAATTCAGCAACCATGTGATCTACAATTCTATTATCAAAATCTTCACCACCTAAATGAGTATTCCCAGCTGTTGCTTTAACCTCAAATACACCGTCTGAAATTGATAATAATGATACATCATGTGTTCCTCCGCCTTCGTCAAAAATTAAAATATTTTTAGTTTCTTCTGAAATTTTATCTAATCCATAAGCAATAGCTGCAGCAGTCGGCTCATTAATAATTCTTAATACATTTAAACCTGCAATAGCACCTGCATCTTTAGTAGCTTGTCTTTGTGCATCATTAAAATAAGCTGGAACTGTAATAACTGCATTCTTAACTTGACATCCTAAATAATCTTCTGCAATATTTTTCATTTTAGTTAAAATCATAGCTGAAATTTCTTCAGGTGTAAATTCTTTTTTTTCATTTTTATACATTACACTAATTTTTGGTTTATTATTACTATTAACAACATTAAATGAATAATGTTTCATATCTTCTTGCACTTTAGGATCATCATAATCTCTTCCAATTAATCTTTTTGCATCATAAACTGTATTTATTGGATTTGATGATGCTAAATTTTTTGCTCCTGAACCAATTAACCGTTCTTCTTCTGTAAATGATACATATGATGGAGTAGTTCTATCACCTAACTCATTTGCAATAATATCTACTTTACCATCTTTATAAATAGCAACACAACTATAAGTAGTTCCTAAATCAATTCCAATTGCAACATTATTTTTTGACATTAATTATAATAAATAAATATTCTTTATATCAATTTACTTATGATATATCAATTTTTTCTAAATACAATATTATTATTTCTTTCATAATTATATTTATCTTCCATATTTATTACTTGTTTTAATTCAATAGTAAATGAAAAATCAATACCATTTAAATCTAAATTATTACCAAGATAATCTAATAATGATATATCTAAATGTTTAATATTAATTGGTTGTCTAAAAAAATATTCATTATTAACTAAAATAATATCATTATTATAATCATTAGTATTAAATACAATTTTACCTAAAAAAAATTTATTTTGAAAATTAAATAAACCCCAATTATTTAAATTTAAAAATATATAATTTTCGGAAAATAAATTATACATATATTGTGATTTAATATATTGTGTAGTATTATTATAAATAGAACTAATTGGTATTAAAGATCTAAATCCTAAATAATATCCTAGTGATGTATATATATTATTAATATTAAAATCAATTTCAAAAGTTGGAATATCTTTATTTAATGTTGGAACATAATTATTATATTGATATTGTGTTAATACATTACTAGTTGGTATAGGAGTATATGTATTAAGTGGTGTTATAGATAAAAAATTATTAGATAATAAATATGAGTTATCTAATAAATTATTTATATTATTCCATGTATTGTTATTACTAAAATAATAATTTCCAAAATTATTATTAATAATAATATGCATTAAATTAGTATTAATTACAAAATTATATAATAATTTATTATTATTAATTGTTATGTTATTATTATTAATATGATATTTAGAATTTGACATAATACCTTCTATAGTTCCTGATGCTAATTTATCTAATATTCCATTACCTTCCAATGTTATATTAAAATTTGTAATATCATCTATATATGTATTATATATTATATTTTTATAGTTAGTAGATAAACTTGATGGTATAACATCAGTTCTAATACAATTAGAATCTTTAAATCTTCTATCAAATATATTTAATTCAAAAGATAAAATTTCAAAATTATAATTAGATAATCCAATAGGTGGATTTTTTTTTATATATTCATTATATTTTGTTGATACATAATTATTTATTATTCTTACAATACCATATAAACTATACCATCCAGGTTGTAATACTAATTTATTATCTAAAGATACAGGTTTATTAAAATCAAATGTAATAGTAGAACTTAAACTTAAATAAAAAATATAAAAATATTTTTCATTATTAGGTAAACTATTTAATTTTAATGAAATATTATCTATTAATAAATTTATATCATTAATTCCATCATCTACATATAATGTTGTTCCTTCTGGGTCATTTAATTTATTAGGTATATGAACTTTAAAATAATTATTATTTTTAGATTTACTTATATTATTATAATTTAAGTATTTAATTTGATTATTACACATTTCAAAACTGGACATTTTAATTGATACAATATTTTTATATGAATTATCTAATGTTAAATTAAATTGTGTAGATTTTTTATAGAGACTGAAATCTCTATATTTTGAATCTATATTAATTAATATGGTTTCCATATAAATTATTATAGATTATATCTTTTTATAAACTTACAAAAAAATTAAAATTTGTAATTTTTATAGTTATTTATTACACCTTTTCTAATACTATAATTATAATTATTAAATAATTTAGTATAATGTTATTAAAAAAAACAGTAAATCAAAATTAGTTTAATAAGAATAGTAATATAATTAAATTTATTAATATACATATAACATGGATTTTTATAATAAAAAATATTGAATTTTTAGAAATTATTTCCGGATATCCGGAAATATCTAAATTATATTCATTATTATATATTAAAGTATTAATTATAATATTTTATTTATATCTTAGTATAAATTTATTATACTAAATTATTTTATATATAATAATAAAATTATATACTTATAATAAATAGTTATGGATTATAAAAATATTTTTTTTATTTTATCAATATTTATGTTAGATAATATATAAACTTTTTTATCATCATAAAATTTAATTTCATTCATATTATTATTTAATATTATAGTACATATATTTAATATATTTATATCATTTATATTATTAATCTTATAATAATTATCATTATTATAATTAATAATTTTTAATTCATATTTTAATAGTTGTTTAATTATATGTTTATATCCATTTAATTTAATAAAATTTGTTATTGTATTAGGATACATTTTTAATGGTTTTTCATATCCTTTTAATATATATAACTCAGGATTAATTTCAGAAATAAAAGAACTTGGATTATTAACAAACGTTAATGTTAATGTTTTTTTTGCACGAGAACATGCTACATATAATAATCTTCTTTCTTCTTCAACTTCATTAATTTCATCTAAATAATATTTTGATTTAATATTAGGAAATGAATTATAACTCATACCAATTATATAAACATTATCCCATTCAAGACCTTTTGCACTATGAATAGTTGATAAACAAATTTTATTTTCATCTAAATCTATTTCTTGATTTAAAAATAAATGATAATAATCATTATTAACCATAAATTGTTTTAATGTTTCAATATCTTTAATTTCATAATTATTTAATTTTAAATAATTTATAATATTGTCATATAATTTATTATAGATTAGGTTATATAATATAGGATTTAATAATTTAATTTCAGATTTATTTTTAACAGATTTATTTAATAATAATTCCCAATAATAATAATTATTAGGATTATTAATTAAGATAATAATATAAATATATAATTTAACATGATTTTTATTTAATAATGAATTATTTAATTGTTTTGTATATGATATATTATTATCAATAAGATAAGTTTCAATATTATTCAATTCATAATTATTTCTTGATAAAATTGCAACATTATTTAATCCTTTTTTTTTGATATCTTGAACAACCCAGTCATATTCTTGATTTTTATACTTAAATCCATATACTAATGGGATTGTTCCATTATTATTATTAGTTTTAACATTTTTTTTAATAAGTTTATTATTGTTATTAATAATACTTTGACAAAAATTAATAATTTCAGGTGTAGACCTATAATTATCTATTAAATAATAAGTTTGAGTTGTCTTTTCAGGATAATTAAAATTTTTATCAAAATTTAATATAAAATTAATTGAACTTCCCCTAAATGAATATATGGATTGTGCATCATCTCCAAATAATACAATATTACTATTACTAAATTTTTTTAAAATATATTGTTGAATTGGATTAATATCTTGGTATTCATCAAAAAATATATATTTAATGTTATTTATAAAATTATTATTACTATCTAAAAATTTACATAATAATATCATTAAATCATTAAAATCAAATAATTTATTTTTTTTCTTAAATTTATTATATTGTTTATATATATCTTTAATATCTTTATCAATATTAGTAATGTTAATAGGATAATTAATATTAATTTTATCAATATCATTTATTATTTTCATTTTTTCATTATTATCTATTGATTTAAATGTTTCATGATTATTAATTAAATTTAATAAATATGTTGTAGTATGTGTTTCATCAATAATAGTAAAATTAGATAAAATATTATTATTAGATAATATTTTATAAGCTAAACCATGTAATGAACCTACATAATATGGGGATTTAATATTATGTTGTAAAATTCTTTTATTCATTTCAACACCTGCTTTTTTAGTAAAAGTTATTAAAATAATAGATTCTGGTTCATAATCATTTAATATATTTTTATATTTTTCAATTAATGTAAAAGTTTTACCAGAACCTGGACAAGCAATAACTAATGTATAATTATTATTAGATTTTATTATATTATCTTGATAAATATTATGTTCCATCTTATATAATATTATAAATTATATCTTTTTATTAAAAAAAATATATAACATATTATAATGAGTTGTGTATATACAGCTATAGGAGATTATATCTGTAATGAACATATGACTAATGTAAAACCATTTATAAGTGATTATGATAAAGAATTTAATTTTTGTAAAAGTTTTAATCCAAATAATCAAATTAGTGTTTTATATAATACAAATGGAAATTTACCAAATTCTCTTAAAGCTTTTAAATCAAAACCTTGTGATGTTAGAATAACTAAAGATAAACTTAATAATGATTTAAAAATAAATAAATGTTATGTAGTTTCAGCAAATTCTACATTAGCACCTAATAGTGATAATGTAAAAAATATTATGAATAGTAATAATTATAAAGATGAATCAAATAATAATTTATTTAAGTCAATGTCATTATGTGATATAAATAAAAATTATGTTGTATGTGATAATAAGAATATTGTTGATATTGCTCTTTCTAAATTACAGAAAAAAGGATATTGTTATACAGGAGTTACTTATGATAGAAATCAAAAAGTAGGATAAAGAATAAATATTATGAATATAATAAGTCAATGTGTGGTATATGGACATTTATTAATTTATGTAAAAATAAAAAAATCAATGATTCAAATTTATATAATGATTTTATGAAGTTGAAACATAGAGGTCCTGATTTATCTATATTTCAAATAATTAATAATGTTATGATTGGATTTCATAGATTAGCTATAATGGATCCTACATTTCATTCTAATCAACCTTATATATTAGAAGATGGTGATAGAACAATTGTATTTTTATGTAATGGTGAAATTTATAATTTTAAAGAATTAATTAAAAACTATGATTTAGATATTAAAACTAATTCAGATTGTTTAGTTATTCCAAAATTATATTTAAAATATACTAATAATGAAACACAATATATTAATAAATTTGCAAAATTATTTGTAGATAATATTATTAAAGGTGAGTTTGCATTTGTATTATTAGAATTTGATAAATTCCAAAATATAAAACATGTAATTTTAGGCAGAGACCAAATTGGTGTAAGACCATTATATTATAATAAATTATCATTAAATGAAACTACAATTGTATGTGCTTCTGAAATTAAAGGTATTAATGTTGATTTGCCAATAAAAGAATTTCAACCTGGGACATTATTAGATATAGATATAGATAATATTACTGGGATAAAGTCATTAAATACTTTTGATTTTCAGACAGTTTATAATATAAAACCTATTAAATATGATGATGTAAATTATTATTTAATGAATATTAGAAATTCTGTTATTAATTCTATTAAACTTAGGTTAATGTCAGATAAACCAATTGCATTTTTATTATCAGGAGGTGTAGATTCTTCATTAGTAGCAGCTATTTCAGCTAAAATATTAAATGTTCCAATTAAGACATTTTGTTGTGGTATGAGTAGGGGAACTGATTTAATATATGCTAGAAAAGTAGCAGAACATATTGGTTCTATTCATACAGAAGTTATGTTTACTAGCTCAGAAGGATTAGATGCAATTAAAGATGTTATATATACTACAGAAACATGGGATACAACAACAGTAAGAGCATCAGTAGGACAATATTTAGTAAGTAAACATATTGGATTAAATACAGATTGTAAAGTTGTATTAGTAGGAGAAGGACCAGATGAAGTATGTTCATCTTATTTATTTAATTATTATGCTCCATCAGATGAAGAATTACATAATGCTGCTATAGATTATGTTAAAGAAATTCATAAATATGATGGTAGAAGGGCTGATAGATGTATTAGTAGGTGGGGATTAGAAGGAAGAGTTCCTTTTTTAGACCCAGAATTTATAGAAGCATATTGGCAACTACCTCCATCATTTAGACATCCAAAATATAAAGGTATTGAAAAATGGTGGTTAAGAAAAGCTTTTGATGGATTAGATATATTACCTGATGAAGTATTATGGAGGAAAAAAGAAGCATTTTCAGATGGTGTTAGTGATAAAGAATTATCTTGGTTTGAAATAATTCAGAATCATATTAAAACTAATAATACAGAATTTGATGAGAATTATGCTCCTTCATTAGAAGCAGCTTATTATAAAGATATTTTTATTAATCATTTCGGTATTGATAAAATTGATATATTAGAACATTATTGGCAACCAAAATGGATTAATAAAGATAATTCTTATGTGGATCCATCTGCAAGGACATTAAATGTTTATTAAACATTTATTTTATATAATCTAAATAATAATTTAATTGTAATTATACTATAATTAAAAAATGTCAATTATATTATTTTTTACTAAAGTCTTATAATATATAATTGTAGTATACAAGATTATAAATACTTGAGTTTTATTATAAAAATATTATTTTATAATTAGATATATAAAAAAATAATTAATTATTTTTCAACATTTCTAATCTGTGTCAATATCCAATCATGTGATTTTTATTCAAGACGACGCGGGCTTTTCCTTCAAGACGAAGCGGGCTTTTCAAGACGACGCGGGCTTTTCCTTCAAGACGACACGATGCTTTTCTTTCAAGACGACACGAGGCTTTTCCTTCAAGACGACACGAAACTTTTCCTTCAAGACGACACGACGCTTTTTCAAGACGACACGAGGCTTTTCCTTCAAGACGACACGGTTTTTAGTTTCCCAAACAGCTTTTTGGGCTTTATTAATTTCCGCGTCTACTAGCTTTTCTAACTCTTCTGGACTCAACCACTCCATGATTGGTATCTCCTATGAACAACAGTTGCTTAAGAACCAAGTCAACTTGAGCCAAAATGGCTACGGTAAAAGTCTAATTAGTGAGAAATAATCTTATATTAAATTTTTCAATTTTTTTTAAAAAAAATATTTAAAAAAATCTAAATATATATATAATGTCTCAGGAAGATTTAAATAAATATTTAGCCTATTTTTTAACATTACAAATGACTAATAAATTATATCATTGGAATACAACATCATTTGCAAGACATAAAGCAACAGATGAATTTGATGATATTATAAGTGGTTTTATAGATAAATATGTTGAATATTATATTGGAAGGTTTAAATTTAAACCTAATATTACCGGATTACAAATAACTCCAAAATATTTAACTGATACTGGATTTATAGAATTGTTTAAAACAACAAGAACAGTTTTAGATGAATTTAAATTACAATCTAATGATATATTAGCAATTAAAGATGAATTATTAGGTGAAGTTAATAAAATGTTATATTTATTAAATTTAAATTAAATGGGTAATAATAATTATTATGTTAAAAAAAGATTTAACTATTAAATGTAATAAATTAAATATAAAATAAAACAAAATCACAACTAATTGAATTAATTAACAATAAATTATATATTAAATGGGTTGGCGGGAAAAACACAAATTATAGATAAAGTATTATCATATTTTCCAAATGAAATTAATAATTATCATGAATTATTTTTAGGAGGTGGAAGTATTTTATTAGCATTATTATATAATACATTTAATTATAATTTATTGAAAAAATTAGAAAATAAAATAAATGAATTTAATAATTTATGATTATAGATTATTGTATAAAATAAATTTATATTTAATTGATAAAATAAAATTTATAATAATAATTCTAATATGATTAATTAAATTTAATTTATATTTATTAGATGGTAATAACATATATAATATTTGATTATATATTTAATCCAAATAATAATTTATGAAAATTTTCTAAACCAATATCAACATACAATTGTTCATAGAATATATAGAAATAATAACAATTTGAATCAAAAACCGTTAAAATATTTTGTAAAAAATCTTTTAATAACATTGTTTCATTTGTTTCTAATACTTTTTTCACAGCTTTAATTAATTGTTCATTGTTAGTTTTTTTTATATATTTCATTATATTAGCTTCTTTTATTGTTATTTTGTTTATAATTAATTGATTATTTTTATATTTTTTTATAAGTATTTTATTATAGTCATAATTATTACTGTATATAGGTCTAAAACCATATTTCCCATACCAGGTATCTCCATTTAATAACATTAACATATGAGATAATATAATATCTTTATTTCCACATTTTTTAATACTATTATCTGTTAATATTATTTTATTGATACCAAATGTTTGTTTATATTTTTTCAACATTTTTATAATTATTTTTAATAAAGTAGAACCTACTTGATTATTAGTTTCACTTAAACATGATTTAAAATTTCCAATCCCATGTATTTCACCCACTTTATTTTCTTTATCAATAATTACTGATACACAATCAAACTCATCCTTAGAATATAATATGTAATAATCATCATCATTAATTTGAGTATATTTATATTCAGTATCTTTATATGTAATAACTAAAATTCCACCTCCTTTTAATGAATGATTAAAAAATTTTTTAATTGGTGTTATATTATCTCTTAATAATTGAGAATTTTTGTAAATTATTTTTTTAATATTATAATGTAATTCTATTGTCATATATTAATTTTTAGATTAAATAATTAATTTTTATCACTAATATTTTATTTGCCATTAAGAAAATCAATAAAATTAAATTTAATATTGATATAAGTTTTATTGATGAATTATATAATCAAAGAAAAAAAATATTATTTTATAATTAGATATAAAATAATAATTAATTATCTTTCAACATTCACATTACGGCTTTTCAATACAACCCCACTCATGACTTCTCCTTCAAGACTCAATCATGTGCTTTTTTTAGACCCCCTTGTTTATCCATCAAAACAACATTTCGCTTCTTTAAGTTGACCTGATGACCGGTCAAATTGGTTTTGGCACTTGGTAGCTCAGCATCTGTATCAGAACTAGATGTCATTGCAGTTTTTATGGCAATCTCTAGGCGATCCTTGAATATATGAATTATTATGTTATGTTAATAAAATGTTATATTTATTAAATAAAAATTGATAATAATAATTATTATAAACATTAGTATATTATAATTAGTATTATGTTAAAAAAAGATTTAATTATTAAATGTAATGAATTAAATATAACAAATTATAAAAATAAAACAAATTCACAACTAATTGAATTAATTAATAATAAATTAAATAATATTATATATATAAAACCAATTATTAAATGGGTTGGTGGAAAAACACAAATTATAGATAAAGTATTATCATATTTTCCAAATGAAATTAATAATTATCATGAATTATTTTTAGGAGGTGGAAGTGTTTTATTAGCATTATTACAAAATATATCATTAAATAAAATAAAAATTAATGGCACAATTAACGCATATGATATAAATGAAACTTTAATAAATATGTATATAAATATTAGAGACAATTATATACAAATATTACAATTAATTAAAGAAATTATTGATATTTATAATAATTTAGATAATATAAGTATAAATAGAAAACCTAAAACAATAGAAGAAGGAAAAACATCACAAGAATCTTATTATTATTGGATTAGAAAACAATATAATTTATTAAATCAAAATGATAAAAATAAACCTTTAGGAAGTGCCTATTTTATATTTTTAAATAAAATATGTTTCCGTGGTGTATATAGAGAGGGTCCGAATGGATTTAATGTTCCATTTGGACATTATACTAATCCAGAAATAATAAATGAATTACATATTAAAACAATATCCTCATTAATTCAAAATGTACATTTTTTTTGTTCAAGTTTTGAAAAATCTTTTGAAAAAATATTAGAAAATGATTTTATATATTTAGATCCACCTTATGCACCAGAAAATAATAAAAGTTTTGTTAATTATACTCCTGATGGATTTAATATAGACCAACATAAATTATTATTTAACACTTGTAAAAAATATAATTTTGTAATGAGTAATGCAGATGTTGAATTAGTAAAAAATAATTTTAATGATAGTAGATATAGAATTGAAGTAATATCATGTAAAAGAAGTATAAACTCAAAAAATCCAGAATCTAAAACTAATGAAGTTTTAATTAAATCATTTTAATTTATAATCCAGTTATAAATTTCATAACATTAATTTATAATCCAGTTATAAATTTCATAACATTAATTTATAATCCAGTTATAAATTTCATAACATTAATTTATAATCCAGTTATAAATTTCATAACATTAATTTATAATCCAGTTATAAATTTCAT